ATCCCTAAACTCTCCAGGTTGAAAAGGTTGATCATCATCCCTTATTCGAATACCTCTAGACTTAAAACCAGCTGGTAAATTGCTTAAAGTACCCGCATCAAGTAATTGTCTTAATGCAGCAGTTGCAGTTTTTGATAAACCACCAATCATATGGATTAAACCAAAACCATAAAACCCTAAACCAGGTAAAAACTTGTAGTGAACAAAGTATTCATTACGTTTAAAGGTTTCATCATCTGGAGAAAAATTACGGTAAATACTTAAAATTTTTCCTGAACCTTCATCAATCGTTATAATGTAAGGAACCTTAACATTCTTTTCTGAATTAGGATCCGTATAATCATCAATGTTACAATCAACATGCATTTCTAAAATATTATATTGATAGTCCCGTGGTCCTTGGTCCGTGGTCCCTTCAATTTCATCATATTTATTCTGAATATCATCTTCTTCCTGCGTTGGCAGTAAATCAACATCCCTATAAAAACCAGATTTCTGCTTTTTTAAAATGTCGTTCTCCATCATCTTTATAACATGTGTCACTCTCTCACAATCTTGTAAATCCGTAGCATAATAAGGTACCACTAAATCTTCAGCAGGAACAAACTTGCTTACAGCTCTTTGACGAATCTCATCATAGTAAATTTTCTTAAATGCAGAACCAGCTAAAGGAAGATAAAATAATAATTGATCAAATTCAGGAGTGTATTCCTCCATCTTCTCCATTATCATATAATTCATAAATTCTTTTACACGCTCTGCCTGTTCTTCCTTTTCCTTACTCATATCACCTACAACATGCGTCCTTACCGGACCATCGCTCGGTAATAATTCTTTATAGGCCTGTGCTTGAAACTGCGTAACAGCCTCGGATAATAATGGATGAGTCACGCCTGACGCTCCACGGAACGGCTGACCTTCTGCCATATACTTGAAACCAAGTAAATCTAAACCGGAAGTATAGGATTTTTCCCAATCGCTTCTGGACTCTTTATCTTTTTTATATTCTGAAATTAAATCATTGGAAATTGCAGAAAGAGTGCGATCATCTAAATCTTCAGCAATGTTGTTGTAAAAATCGTCTTCTTCACTTTTTACAAATTCTTCATCAACAATTTCGTCCGTTGGTTGCTCAACCAACACATCAACAGGTTCAGGTGCCTGTTCCTCTAAAATCTCTTCTTCAGCCATTATTTCTTCTTCTTAGTTTTTGGTTTAGTATGTGTATGTCCTTTAGCTTTTAAATCCAAATGTTTTTTCTTAGTAAATACCATTACACCTTTACCGGTTTTCTTATCATACATCATATGAGGTTTAAATTTTTTATCTTCAGCCATTAAGTAACCTTTGTGGGTTTATTTTTACCTATTTTACATTTAGCTTGAACGAATTGACCTTTTTTTGCAAGTCTTAAATTTCTTAAAGAACGTAAATCAGGTTCTACTGAAGTTAATTTTAAATCATCCATAGTAATCATTTTTGTTAAGTTAGAAATACTAGGTACTTTTTTATTAACAATAGCATATTCTTCCCTAGGCGAATAATCTTTACGCCTTCTGAACATACTCATATCTTGGTGTCTAGGTGCTCTTTTGGTTTTCTTGTTAAGACCTAGCAATCCACTAAGAGAAGTATCCTTCCCTAAAAGATCCCCTAATATTGCAAATTTTTTAGATTTTTTTTCGTAATCTTCCATACTCATGTGTAATACTTATACTCCTTTAACGGCAATTCTTCATCATCAACATAATCTGAGTATAACTCAATAAAGTTACCTTGTCTGTATCTTAACACAGCTTGTGTAGTTGAATCAACATAGTCATCATTAGCCCCATGTGGAAAAGCAGCACATTCATCCATAACATCATCTGCAAATTTTTCACCATAAGGATACCACACTTGCCCACTTTCAAAAACAGGAGCACAGGCATTTACTCTTGTGTATTTATCATTACCCTTACTTGGAACAAAAGGTACAACAGGTATACCCATTCTTCTAAATTCCTGAGTCAAAGGTTCCCCACTTGCTTTTTGCTCAATAATTATAGTTTCAGGTTCCCAATACTTATTAGCATCTAAAGCAACAGCCTTTAGTTCTGGAAAATCATACTTACCCCTAATCGCATCCAATAATATCATATGTGGAGCTCCACCTTCTTCCGGAAAAAATACACCCCAAGTCGTAATGGCAGAATAATCTGCTGTTTCCTTTTTACTAAATGCCGTATCATAACTCTGTATTACATGCATTAAATTAGGTATGCCCTCACCCTTCCAAGCACGCCACCACTCCCTTTTTAAAATAGCCCCCTCCTCAGAAGTAGGGTTTTGCATATACTGAGCAGACCAATTCCGTATGGGAACAGAAGCTTTGATCTTTTCCAACTCTTCTAAATTCCAATACTCTGGCCATACAGGGTTCCCTGAGTCAAGAATCGCAGGAAATGAAATTTGTCGCCAACTATCCGCTTTAGGTTCAGTTTGAGCCTTCAATAATCTGCCCGTTAAATCATCCTCTGCCCATCTAGTCATAACTAATAATATTGAGCCTCCTGGTTGTAATCTCTGTCGTGGACCAGAAGTATACCAATCATAAGCTCGCTCCATAGCAATATCGGACATTGAATCTTGTTCCGTGTGTGGATCATCAATAATCAGTAAGTCCGCACCACGACCCGTGATACTCGCCCCAACGCCGGCGGCATAATACTCACCCCCGTGATTAGTTTCCCAACGACCTTTTGCCTTGGAGTCCTCACGAAGTTTAACATCCCCAAATATTTGTTTATACTCAGGAGAATCAATAATATTACGAACCTTAGAACCGAACCTTACTGCAAGTTCTGTATTATGAGAAACCTGCATAATTTTCATTTTTGGGAACTTCCCTATCATCCAAGCAGGAAAATAAACAGATGCAAATTCTGATTTAGTATGTCTAGGAGGCATATTAACAATGAGCCTCCCTTTTTTATTTTGCGCAACATTACTAAATTCACCAGCTATTATCTGATGATGACCCCACTTACTTTTATCTTTTTCTTTACGACATATAAAATCAGGCCAAACCTCTTGTACAAAATACAAAAAATGATCTTGACAAAGTTTTATATGCTGAATCCAAAGCCTTTCAACTTCGAGCCTCATCTTATCTGTTGTGAGTATGTCGGCTTTTAATGGTTTGCTCATAAACACATTATAATCAAATCATAATAAAATTCAAATGTTTACATATATCCGTGTTAGAGTTTAGGAGAAATGGAGAGAACCCTCGCTCGTCCATCTGATTGAAAAACAGTAAAATGAAAATGATTTTGATTTAGAGAATGAGCCTTGTTGAGTGAGTTGAATGAGTTGAGTGAGTTAAGTAAGTGAAAGTATAAGAGCAAGGTATTAAACTTGCTCTTATGATTTGGATCTATTTATATTAATTTATATTGTTTACATAATATTAATAGTTCTTTGAATGTAATAGTATCAGATAAATTAATATTATGTTCTTCTTTAAAATACTCTGTAAAACTTCTTTTGTCAGATGATAGAAGAATATTCCAAAGTAATTCAATTTTATTTTCTTCCCAAGTGCAAGGGTTATTTCTTACAATGTTGAAAAGCTTTTTATATATATTCATTTACTTACCTCTAAACTAATAAAGGAAAATGCCAAACATAGAAAACCAATTAGCATATAACCTACTGAGAACATTAAACCAATGTTAGTTAATCCAATAAAGATTAACATTAAAGAGCAAATAGATAGAACAAAGGAACAAAAACTAATTAACATTAACCCTTCATAATTTAATTTATTTTTTTTCATTTTGTTTCTTCCTTTCTTTTTAATTTAGTAATTGTTTGATAGTGTTCATCTTCATTAGTGAATGAAAGTTCACCCTCTAATTCTTCTGTTAAAAAATTAATTAAGTAATCATCATCACCATACTTAAAAGAACGATTTAAGATAAATTTCTTATAATCTTCTATTCCTTTTTTTGTAAGTTTAATTTCAATGATATTGTCATTAAATTGCATAACTTTAAATTCAATACCTTTAAAATTAATTTCTGTTCTATCAATAGTTATATAAGTATCTTTAGTAAAACTAAACATTTTGTATTTTTCCTTTCACTAATTTAATTGGTATATTAATTGGTATAGGTTTATTTTGTTTCACTTTAAATTTAGATGTCGTTATATCTATTTGATAAAGTAGATCACAAGTTAATCTAGTTATGTCGTTTTTTGTATAAGAATAATGGCTCTTATTAGATAGGTTAGAAATTGTTCTCATCATTCTTGATAAGACGACCATTCTTTTTTTTAATAGCCTTTGAAAGTTATCAACCTTCTTTTTTTGATAGTTTAAATCTTTTTTCATTTTGTTTCTTCCTTTCTGAAGAGTGAACCATTGGTTCACTCTTCATTATTATAGTTATTTAATTTGTAATCTTTTACTTATTTTATTATTAGAGTATTCTTTATAAATTTTAGGTTGTTCTTCCTTTAATCTTTTAGAATCTAATCTAGGAGTAATTACCTCTTCAAGAAAAACTTTATATTTTGAAGTAATTAACTCAGAAACATTTTTATTTTTTAGAATATCCAAAACCTCAGTTTTTAATAACTCTTCTTGTTTTTTCAATTCTTTTTGAGTATCTCTGAGTTTTCTTAAACTATTAATTACTTTAGATTCATAACTATTAGTTTTTAGGCTTTTTTTATTTATAGAAGATTTTAACATTTTTTTTCCTTTCATTAAGATTAAGATTAATATTTGTCTTCTAATATTAATATATAATATAATAAGATATTTACAAAGCTTTTTTTTATTTTTTTTTATTTTTTTTTAGCTTTGAAATTTAATTTAAAAAGCTAAAAAAATGGATCTATTTATTCATTTTTAAATTAGATCTAGTAAAATGCTGGTTTTAATTAGTACTAGTTAATATGATTGAGTATGATTGGGGATATGATTGCTGGAGTTAGCTGGTATGATTGCTGGAGTTAGCTGGTAAAATCCTGGAGTTAGCTGGTAAAATCCTGGAGTTAGCTGGTATGATTGCTGGTTCCAGCTGGTTCTGCAGCCAGTGGCCATTTTTGAATATGGTTTTATGGAGCTAAAAAAAAATAAATAAAAGCTTGTAAACTATTTTATTATATCCTATCATTTAAGATGTAATATAAATATATAACAAAAGGAAGAAAAAAATGATATTACGATTTAATAAAAAAGAAGTTGACGAATTAATTAATTGGCAACTTCAAAATAAGGTTTCAGAAACTGAAGTTCCTTATGCCTCTTATATTAAAGAAAAAGATCCAAAAGCAAATGTTAAATGCTTGCCATCTTTAGAAATAGTTGGAGATGATGGAGTATATATCTTAAACCATTCAACAAAGACTAATTCTAGAAATGTGGAAAACCATCCTAAAGTTGTCTATGCAGAAGAATGCAATCCCAAAACAATGGAATTTGATGATTGGTGGGAAGTAAAAAACAATTCTTTTGGTGGAGATGATGGAGTTGAATTATTACCTATTGAATGGTTTAAGAAAATCAAACAAATAGGTAAATTTTATATGCTTGAAGTTTCTCCAAATACTATTGGAATGAAAGGTATAAAATAATGGGTGATAGAGTTTCAATTAGTTTTATTCAAACACATAAATTCCCTAATGGCAAAGATGTCATTAGGGAATCAGTATCTTTATTCCATCATTGGGGTGGTGCTAATTTTCCCAATTATGCTTTGCAATGGTTAAAAAACACTAAAGCAGAATTTAAGAAGGATAATTTATCTACTCCAATTTCAAGGTTAGAGCCAGAAACTCTTATTATTCAATTTTTGGTGGATTTATCAAGAAATGAAATGTTTAGGGATTCTGCTCACAAAGACAGATTATCCCATTCTATCTATTTAGGAAAAGATTCTAATGATGGTGATAATTCTGACAATGGACATTTTGTAATTGATATTGATAAAATGGAAATTCAAAATGCGACATCTTTAGAAACACTGTTTGAATAGTTCTATACATAGATAAAGCAAGGTTCAATTCCTTGACTGTGTAAAGTTCCTTCCTGAAAAAAGCGCTCAATTATGGGCGCTTTTTTTTATCTTCAAAAAAATTGGATCAATTTAAGAGCCATGAGCTGGTTTTTAAAGCTTTTTGTATATCATAGTATTAGGCATGATTGCTGGTATGATTGCTGGTATGATTGCTGGTATGATTGCTGGTATGATTGCTGGTATGATTGACCAGCCCAGCAATTAAGCTGGGCTGGTAAGGAAGAAGCTGGTTTATTTTTCTAAAAACTCTTTACATTTTTTTAAATATGATTGGCTCAAGAACCTATGATCACAGGTAAAATAGTTTAGTAAATCGTTATGTTTGGATCTAATTTTTTTCATTTTATACATATTCCTTTTTTAATCGTAAAAGATTTAATTGTGATCTGGTCAAATTTCTATTTCCATTTAATCGTTTAAAGCTTGCCGGCTTTAATAAATCACCGGCTTTGTTTCTATACATTAAAATTTTACTCATTTTATACTTTCATTAATAATTAATATTTTTTGATTTTCTCAACAATTATGTTGGTTGTTTCTTTTCTATAACATAACAAACAATCTTTGCATTTTTGGCCTGTGCAATTTTGTTGCTCAACAAAATTATCAACAGCAACATTATTAAACGTTTTGTCAAAATGTTTTGGAATCTTTTTTAATATTGAATTAGTTTTTTTAACTGAATAAATCAAAATTAAATTATTTGGTTTTTTTCTTTTATTAAAGAATGGTTTTATTATATCCGTTCTTTTAGTCCATAAAGTAAACATGCAATGCGGATTTTTTTCTACAATCTTACAATAATTTTCTATGTGATTAAATTTTGAATACGTTTTTATTACTTCACCTTTATCATTTATAACTTCCGTTAATAATTCGCCATGGGCGTTTAGTCTGTAATAAGCTTGTAAAATTGTTGGTATCTCATTATCATTCAATAAACGTTCCGCTAGGTATTCGTTTCGATCTAATGCTGGCGCAACATTTTTTCGGTAGCCGTTTTTCATTAATTCCCATGAATAACAAACACCGCATATATTAACAACATGTCCGGCTTTTTCATTTTCAATTTTTCCTTGAGCGTGATTATCATAGCAAAATTTATTTTTTAAAGTATTATTGCTGATACTATTTAATCCAATTAATTTACCGCTCATCGTTGACTGGTGCGGCATAACTGGGAAATTATCATTTAACATTTTTTTCTTCCTTTCATTAATGTTATATTATAATAAGATATAATAGGACATCTTGCAAGCTTTTATTTTATTTTTTTTAGCTCCAGGGAATTCCAGGAAACCGAGAGCTAAAAAATTATTTTTTTATTAAATCATTAAAAAGCTGGATTATAGATTCATTGGACCACGAACAAGAGCCCATGTCTTCGAATATGATTGCTTGCTTGTGGATATGATCGCTGGTAATATGATTGCTAGTATGATTGTCAGTATGATTGCTAGTATGATTGTCAGTATGATTGCTAGTATGATTGCAAGAACCATGATCCTTGGCTGGTGAAGCTAAAAAATTGGATCTATGTTCGTGGTCCAAAACTCCCGGAACAAGATCCACGACTCTCAAAAGTTTGAGGCCTTTCTCCTTGGTACACGAATGCAAGATAAAAACTTTTCCACCACTTTTTTGTCTAGTCAAATGAAAGTTAATTTGATAATTTGAAAGTCCATAATTCTTGACTTGATTTGCCTTTAACTCAAGCCAAAATTCAAAACCATTAATACAGCAATTTACATCAGGAATCCCACGAATAGTGGCACTTTCAATTCTTACAAAATGCCACTTTTTTTTCGTCTTTTGTATTAGGTTAAGTTTTTTCCAAAGTTGAGATTCATTCA